CATGAAGGACTTGGTGAGGTTCTTGGCCATGGCTTTCTGGCCGGCCTTGACCAGCTTGCGGCTGATCGCGTCCTCCAGGCCGACGTAGCTGATGAACTTGCCGGTGATGGAACGGTTACCCAGCAGCGAGAAGCCGCCAAGGATCGTGCGAGCGTAATAGCTCACGCCGTAGCGATTGAGCAGGTCGCCTTCGGTGGACGTGTCGAGGATGTTGTACTCGACGACGCGGGAAACATCCTCTGCGAACGTCACCTGATTGCCTGGGCTTTCCCACTGCTTGACCTTGGCCAGCGCAGCGATCGCCAGGGACGACGGCGCAAGGAACACGTTTTTCTTCGCCGCCTTGGAGTACACCGACGGCATGTTGTGCACCAGCAGGCAACGGTCGAAACCTAGGTCGGCACCGCCCAGCTCGCCGCTGTAGGTCACTTGGTCGGCGACGCTTGCGTCTTTGCCGTCCAACACCACACGCGCTTTGATGCGCTTGCCGAAGGAGGCAAACTCACCGGCTACAGCTTTAGTGCCGGTGAAGCCTGGGGCACCGATGATGGTCAGGTCTTCCGGCACGCTGGCCAGCGCGGCCAGGCCGAGTTTGCGACCGGTGACCGGCTCATCGCCGCCGATCACATTGTTGATCGTGTCAGCCGGGGTGGCGCCCTCCTCCACGATCACGACGTAGACCGGCACCTTCACGACCTTGAGGATCTGATACACGGCATGAAACAACGTGCCCGACTCAGTACCCGTGGGGTCCAGCAGCGCCTGGGTGGTGAAACTGTTGATGCGGAACGGCGCGTTTTTAGGGATCGACGCGTGTGCCTTCGGCGCAGTGCCGACCAGGCCGATGACATTATCGCCGAGGCCACCCATGGCCTCGGGGGATTCGGTGGCATTCACGGTGATGCCGTTGTGCTCGAAGTTAAGAACCTCAGCCATGGTTAGTCAGCCTTCTTGGGGGTGGAGTTGAGGACGCTGGTCAGTTCCAGACGGCCGGCGGTGCGCAGGGCGGATGCTTCGACGTCCAGCAGTTGCAGTTCCTCGCCGGCGGTGGACCAATGGCCGTTACCGATGGGGAATGGGATGAGGACGGTGTAGGTTTTGCGGTTTTCCATTGGTGGATCTCCGGGCATAAAAAAAACCGCAATGCGGTTTTCGTGTGGGTTAGTTAGTGGTAAGGAAAATAGAAAGGGGCGCTTTATGTTTCCCGCTACTTCACCTCTATTTCAACCTATCTGCGGCACTTCTGGTCTAAGTAACTCGTCTGGAAAGCTTGTTTGCTCTGGCCAACCACGAAGGGCCAGTCGATAACTTTGCAAGTGCCGATATTGCTCATCTGTCAATGTTGATATACGCCTCGCATCAAGTTCGTCCCTATGACGTGCCACCAACATGTCAGTCCTGACCAGCTCGGTGTCTCGCCAAAATCGCTCACGCTGAACCTGCTGTTCAACATTCAACCCTGGAGGATCCACGGCGACTGGTTGGCCATTTTCTCCCGCAGCGATTTGCTTACCCGATGATTGCGCCTCAAGTAACGCTTGACGCAAATCCTCGGAAATTTCTATCGCGTATTTTGGCAACTGGTCACCATAGATATCATCGTCATAAAATGCCGAGGTCACCGCACAAAAGAAGACGGTCATGTTTATTCTCCAATAGCCCAAAGTCGGTAAATTCGCATTCCAGTATCATTTGAATATACGAAACCAGAAGCACCGTTATAACTTGAGCCCTCGACACTGTAAGCAGGGGACTGAGGACCAATGCCGCTACCCAATCCTAGAATGGGCTGAAAAGTAGCGGTACGGAAAGAGGTCGGATAGGTAATAGCCCATGGCACTGCAACACCAGCGACATGCGTAACTGTGAATTCGCACCATTGCAGAATTTGTCCATTGAGCAAACGTGCCCAACCGTTCTTTCCTGAGGACTTCATTACCGCCTTAATGCGACCAGCCTCGACATTGTCGACTCGAAAGACAATGTCGGATCCCGCTTGCGGGATCCCCCCCTCGGCGAACATGCCAGTATCGCCATCCTCGGCAAACGAGTAACCGGAAACGCTCGAAGAATCGCTCTGGTTCGGGGGCCCTTTCGGCGCACGAACGCCTTTAAGTACTTGAAGAGCACCCGATGTGTGTTTACGCATCAACATATCGCCATCAGCAAACAGCTCAATCTGGCCATCGCCGCTACTGAACAAACCGGTGTCAGCGTCAAAAACAAACCCACAATTGTTCGGGTTTCCGGGTCCGCCTGTCCCTACCTTACCTATAAGCATGCCGGTCATTTGCCCGCCCGAAAGGGCTAGCTTTTTCGCAGAGGCTGCGCTCACGACGCTCTGAACAAATGCGGTATTGGCGAGCTTAGTGTCATTAGTTTCCGGAGCCGCAGTGGGTGTCGTCGCACCTGGCAATACCGCATTCAGAATGGTTGATTTGGCGGCCCCGAATCGTGCCAATTCTGTAGAGTCGGACATGAGAAGAAGTTCACTACCGGATTGTGGCAACGTGCCCTCCGTCGCAAACAAGCCAGAATCACCATCGACTCCGAACGCGTAGCCCAAGTCAGACGCATCGTTGGTCGGAACCCCCTTTTTAGAGCGGACCCCCGCGGAAGCAATCAATGGTCCCGTCATTGTGTCGCCGGCCTTTGATACCTTTGCGACCAGTGCATTTTTCATATCTTCTTTGGTCGGAGCATCAAGAATGCCGCTTTCAGCCAAAGTTGTCGGATTCGTACCGGCAATGGCCCGACCATACTTATCGACAGTGAGGCTTTTATAGGTTCCCGCTTTAATACCGGTTCTGCCCACCAGCATTTCAAACACCAACGCCGTCGATCCGAGGCTTATCGGTCCATTCGTTACCAAAGCCCAAAGAGAATCACCGAATGCGGTGCCCTCCTCAACCATAACCGTCAAAGCCGGTGTTACTTTGTCGCTATTGTCAGCATCAGAAGCACGCGACCATGCACCATTGGCGACGACGTAAATACCGTTGCCCCTCGATTCAGCCTGGCCAGTCACCAACACCCGCTGACCCGCGACAACTGCAACGCCATCAATTTGCTGTGCGCCACTCAATGCGATATTCGTGACAGAAACCACGCGAACCGATTGCTTGCCGTCAAGCTTGGCCAACTCATCAGCTAGGTAGTCCATCACCCAAGCTCGGGTCGCCTTGACCACCGTGTCATCAATCAACAACGTCACCAACGACGCATTACTGGTCTCAAAAATCGACCGGATATAAAACTCTTTTCCCGAACCGGACGTCGCCAACACCGGCTTGAATGACTCTGGGTATTTGACGATCGCATAGAGAACCCCGGTATCGGTCCAAAGCCCGGCCTCCCGCACATACCAGCCACCGACCTCAGGCGGAATAGTCACCTCAGCCAATAGCCAGCTCGGATTCTTCTCATCTTGAAAAAGCGCATTCAATGGCCCGCGCCACACCTCACGCTTCAGCGATTTTGCAGTGGCATCGGGGTTGTAGACGGCGCCATTGCCGTCACCGACCGAAATCTGCGCAAGTTTGATAGGTACGCCGGCAGCCTTGCAGGCAGTTTCATAAGCAATCCCTGCATTGGTCAGCAGAGTATAAAAGTCAGCCATTTAGGCCCCCTGTGGATAAATAGTAACGGTTTCGACCGTGTAGAGTCCGCCGGCCATAAAAGCCACACCGGACGCTGCGATCCCCTCGATAACAATCGGATAAATAGTGGTCAGCTCACCGCAAACGGTCGCCGCACCGATGGAGTGGCTGCCAAACGCGCTCAACCCCACCGTAACGGTGAAAACATCACGCTCGCTTTTGGCATCTGCCAGGCGCCGGTCCAGTCGTGCATCGATCGCTTCGCTGTAGGGAAGTGCGGAGAACGCCCTGATGGCAAAGCTATAAGGTTTGCCGCGCGGTGACTGTTCGTACCAAGCGCGCACTTCGGGGATCAGTTGCAGGCCTTTGGCCGCATTCTCTAGCGCTTTACGCGTGCCTGCCTGCCGAGCAGTCGGCCAGAAGAGCTTTACTGTTGCGCGCTTTTCGGCCTCGGCAGCGGTAGCGCTCCACTCGTTCACGCCTCGGTCAGCCGCCAGATACGGTAAAAAATCGACTGGGGTTTGCGTCGGGTCCATCAGCTCGGGAAAAGGCGGGGTGACTCGCTCAAGTAGCTGACCAAAGCCTTGATCCAGCGCTTTTTCCAAAGGCGAACTGTTGGCGGGTAGCAGGCTAGGTTTGTGCTCACTCATAGCGTGCGCACCTCTACTTCTACCTCGGTGCAGTAAGGCGCTTGCGAGGCAGTCGCAACTATCGGCGCCAGAGGCTCAAGAATCTGCAGCTGCGCAGCCCCTGCACTGTGAATCGCATAGTCAATCCAACTCGGATCCACCCGCCCTTCCAGCCGATGACAAGACTCTGCGTAGTCCTGCAGCAGTTTCTGCGCAGCGACTTGAGTGAGTCCCGAATCCGGGCCGGCGTTGATCTTGGCGACCACACGGATTTTGTACGGCAGGATTTGCGCACTTTGCACGCTGACCAAGTCAGTCTCCGGTCGCACATCCGGCCGTGCGAAATGGCGACGAACGCCGTCAAGCAAATCGGCAGATGGCGTACCGTCGCCCTCACGAGAAAGCACGGTGACCATGACTTCGCCGGGCGCTGTTCGACACCCATTGCCATCTTTGACCTGGGCCGCATAACCGTCCGGATCAAAGGTGTAGCTGACCGTCACCACGCCCGGCGTTGCGCTTTGCACTTTTACCGACGGCCGCTCGCCGAGGGTGAACACCTCGCGCCGATACTGCATCCGCGAGCCCGCCGCCGGAGCATGGGGCGCCAGGTAGTAACGCAGGCGAGCGTCGTCATCGCTTTCCAACGTCGGCGGCACAGGCGGGAAAGCGGCCGGGTCGCCGGGGTCGAGCACTTGGCGTTCCAGGCCCATGTCGGCCAGTCGAGCATCCAGGTTACTGCCAGTGGCCCACCACGCCAGCATCTGCTTGATGCGGGCGTTGTACTTGCGTTCGTGGGTTTGCAGGCGCACGCAAAACGCTTCCAGGGCCAGGGTCAGCAGTTCGCTTTCATTGTCGAGGCTGACCTTGAGTTTGGCCGCGCTTTGCGGCGCACGGGTGGCGACGTAGTCGACGACGAAGGCCTTGAACTCGGCCAACAACGGTTCGAACTCATCCACGGCGATGATGGCCGGTTCCGCCAGTTGGTTCTGGCCAGGGATCAACATGCTCATGTCGCGACCTCGAAGGTTTGTTGGCGGTTTTTCCAGGTACCGGCAAAACGCAGCAACAGTCCGGCGCCCTGACGGGTGGCGACGATGATCTGGGGTTGAAAGTCGCCGATGCCGTTCTGGGTGTTGTAGAACGCCTGCGCGGCGTGGCTTTGGGCGAGGATCAGCAGGTCATCCCCCAGGTTCTGGCCAAGCAGTTGCGGGATCAGCGAGCCGTACAGCGGGCGTTTCTGGCGAGTGCCCACGGGGGTGGTCAGCGCTCGGGTGGCGCGCTGTACGAATTGCAGCCAGTCGTCGACGACTGCCCCGGTGTTCCTATCGATTCCGATCATGGCAACTCCTTATGCGCGACTGATCACGCGGCCCTGGTGATCCACCACCGGACCGCTCAAATGCACACCGGCGGCATCCAGCAACACGCCGGTGACGCCGAGTTGCAGGGTGATGCTCTGGGCATTCAGGGTCAGGCTGGCGGCGCCAACCTTGACGTCGACCTGCTCGCGAGAGCCACTGAACGTAGTCGGGCCGTTTACCCAGTTGAAAATGTGACTGGCGTCGTCGTAGTCACTTTGGGTGCCGTCCTGATGGCGACGCCGCGTCAGCGAGGCAACGTCGGACACGGGTGGAAAGAGACTACTGTTGAGGCCGAACAAGGCGACGGACTGCGCGCCTCCTTCCCCGCCGCCGTAATTGAGCAGCAGGCATTGTTCGCCCACAGAGGGGATGCGGGTTTCGGTTTGCGCCCCCGCACTCGGGTTGAAAAACTGGATCGCTGGGCTGAGCAAATCACCGTGGCTGACCTTGCAGGTATTAGTCGCGGCGTCGACCTCCTGGCACACGCCAATCCGGCAGAAGCTATCTGCACGTCGATACAGGTCTTCCAACTGGGCTTCCATTTCTGCCAGGCGCTCGACAATCGGCCCGAGTTGCATGCGTAGCAATGCATCAAACATGGATTACTCCTGCAGTGGGCGATATTGATCCGGATCGTTGATGTCAGAGACTTCCCAGGTGCGGGCAAATAACGGCTTGCCTGTAGGATCCTCGAGCAGCAACGGACCGAGATAGAGGTTTTGGGTAAAGGAAACCGTCCAGGTGTCATAGTCCGTTTCCGCACCGGAGCGCGCGGAAGGGGCAGCGACAATTGCGGTAGGCAGGTCGCACTGATCAGGCGGCAGGCCCCAGCGGTTATCCAGGGCCAGGTCCATCAGTTGGCTGGCCAGATCGCAAGCATCAAAAGGTGCCGACCCACCGGCAACCATGACCCTGAGTGAAACCGACAAGGCGTGCGCCTTGCGCCCTGCAAGCGAGCGAATGCCAGGGCCGTTGCGCTCCACGCTGATCAAAATGCCAGTTTTATCGCCCGTTCCAGGAAAGTCATGGTGATTGCCTACGCGCAGTTGTGGGAAAGCGCTCTTCAGCGCATCCCCAATCGCCACGGGCAGTTGGGAAGGTTTTTCGAGAAGTGTCATCTGCTTGCATCCTTGCAGCGGTTACTGCTGATCCGGGCGAGAAGTTGGGGTCTCGTCGACCCCGATGCGCTTGGCGGCCCAGCGTTCATAAAGGCCGATGGCCACGTCGGCGCCGGCCATAGCGGTCAGGCAGCCAATGGCGCCGGCGGTCCAGATCGACATGCCGGCGGCGTAGCACAGCATCAACGCTGAAACGCCGCAGACCATGCATGCTCCGGACCGCAAGGCCAGGCGCCGTACCAGTGACCAACCGCGGGCTCCCTCCTTGTCGGCGCGCCACATTTCGCCGGATACACCACCGATCAGGGCCAGTACGATCACCAGCCAGATAGGCATTTCCGCTAACGCTTGCTGCTCGTTTGTCATGTCACGCCTCCTGGCTGAGCACTCCCGGCACAGGGCCGGCTCTTGGGTAAATCCATTTATAGGTAGGCATTCCAAAAAGCCCGGTCGCCCGGGCTTTTCAGTAATGCGGTCCATATTCGAACGTTCGGCGCTACTGGCGCGGTACGGTTCTTTCCTGAGATGTTTTTCCGACCACGATCCTTGTCTGCCGGATAACTGCTTCTGGTGCTTTACGCTGCACACCCGGGTCAGTTGCCAACCCTCTGAACCGTTAAGGCCGGTTCATCGCTGCCTGTTCTTGTAAAGCGGTGAAACTAAAGAGCGTCGGCATCCTTGCCGGTGTTGCTGGCTTCCTTGCCATCGCTCGGATGGCGTCCTTGCCGGTGTTGCGTGCCTTCCTTGTCTTCCTTGGCAGCATCCTTGCCGCCTCCACCACCTTGTTGGCTGGCTTGAGACGAAGAATATGCATGTATGCATATACAGTCAATGCACAAATGCATTTATTTTTACCGCAAAAATGCACGAATGCATTTTCGACCTTATGGGCAGCGGGTTTGGTGGTTTTTCACAGACGAAAAAAACCCGCTCGTTGGCGGGCTTCGTCTTACAGAAGAAGGTTAACGCGCGTACATGCCCCACCAGAACACATGGCCGAGAATGCTGATCTGCTCATCCTGGATATCCTGGAAGCTATAGTCCTCATCCGGGTGCTCATCGCGATTGAAACTGCGCAGGCGAATCCCGGAAGGCAGGCGATAGAGCTGTTTCACCCGTAACTGGCCGTTGTGGTTGATGGCATACAGGTCGCCATCAACGATATCGCCAATGCCACTCTTGCCCGCATTCACCCCGACCGTCGCGCCATCACGCAGCACCGGCAACATGCTGTTGCCACGCACCGTCACACACTTGGCCTGGTCGAACTGCACGCCGTTATGACGCAGGCTGCGCTTGCCGAACCGCAAGCTGGCCTTCTCGCTTTCCTCGATGACGAATCTTCCTGATCCAGCAGCCAATTCAACCTCGCGCAGAAAGGGGATCGATACCTCGTCGTCATTAACGGGCGTGTCGTCATCCCACAGGCTTATGTCCTTGAGTTCCGAATGCATCGGGTCGCGACCGTCCTCCCGCGAAACGCCAACTGCCGCGCGCCCGCGCAGCTGGTCAGTGCTGACGCGGAAGTACTCTGCGATGCGGGAAATATGCTTGTCCGACGGATCAACGATCTTGCCGCTGAGGATCCGGGACAGCGTGGATTGAGGCACGCCGGTACGCCGGTGAAGCTCCGTGGGGGAGATCCGGTCGCGGTCCAGCAGTTCGCGTAAGACGATAGAAACGTTGCGTTTTTGCATAACGTGGATAGTGCCGGGGGTTTTTAGCATTGGCAAATGCTAATTTGCATAATTTATGCATTCATCCCTATTGCGCTGGAATTTGACACAAAATACTGGCTATGCAAACAGTGGTCTACTCACTACTATCCACCACACTGGATACAGCTTTTCAAACCAGGCCGGGAAACAACACGACATCAGTCAGCCGACGTCATTGCATGTCGACAAGCCCGAGCCTATATATGAAACTCTGTAACAACGTAGCCAGCCATTCCGGAGGTGCTCATGGCCTATTCAGCTCTAGCTGTTGCTAACGCCTTCATTGAACGCGCCAAAGAAGGCA